ATAACATGGGTATTATTCTTGAAAACCAAGCTAAACAACTTGTTGTAGAGAGTTCACAAACTGGTGGAGGTGCTGCCTCTTCAGGAACTTTCTCAAGCCAAACTGCTGTTAACATCGGTGGTCAATGGGCTGGAGTTGCTTTACCATTAGTAAGAAAAGTATTTGGTCAAATCGCGGCAAAAGAATTTGTTAGCGTTCAACCAATGAACTTACCTTCTGGTCTAGTATTCTTCCTAGATTTCCAATATGGAAATAACAAATCGCCGTTTACGGCTGGAAATTCACTTTATGGAGATGGTGGCGGAGACGTTAACCCATTTGGTAACAATGCTTCAGGTGGATTATACGGAGCAGGAAGATTTTCCTACTCTATTCAAAGTACTTCATCATTAATTTCTGCTTCTGCTGCTGGAAACGCAACATGGCAAGATTTTAACTATGATGCTACTTATTCTGCATCTGCAGGAACAAACGCTCACTTATACGTAGACTTTAACACTGCATCATTAGCATATGGTGACTTCACAGCTGTAGATTCATGGCAATTATTCTCAGGATCTAGTGTAGCTGCTGGTGACTCAAATGGTGTATATAAAGCAGGTGGAGGTATTCAATTATCTGCATTCTCAAGATACGATGGTGGTGCTACTGTTAGATTTATAGTGTCAAGTGCATCAGTTGATGTAGCTGGTGGTGGACCAAACAACGACGTATTCGCAGTTGTTTACAATCTACAACCAACTGACCAGTATAGAGGTGATTTTGAAGCTGGAAACGGCAAGCCAAACGCACTTAACAACAACACTGGTTCAAACTGTTGCCCAGCACAAACTATTCCAGAAATCAACATTCAGATGAAATCATCTGCAATCGTTGCTAAAACTAGAAAGTTAAAAGCTGTATGGACTCCAGAATTTGCACAGGATTTAAATGCATACCATGCATTAGATGCTGAAGCAGAATTAACATCAGTACTTAGTGAGTACATCTCATTAGAGATTGACTTAGAAATTCTAAGTATGTTGATCGAAGGTGCTCCAAACAGAGAAGCTTGGTCTGCAGTTAACAACCAAGCAATTTCTACTAATGCTGCAGGAACAATCACTAACCTAGGGTTTTATAACTCACAAGGACAGTGGTTCCAAACTTTAGGAACTAAAATCCAAAAGTTAAGCAACATTATTCACCAAAGAACACTTAGAGGTGGTGCTAACTTTATGGTAGTATCTCCAACAGTTGCTACAATCCTAGAAAGTATTCCAGGATTCGCTGCTGATTCAGATGGTGATGCTGCACAAGCGAGCTATGCATTCGGTGTACAAAAAGTAGGTGCCTTAAATGGTAGATACAAAGTATACAAAAACCCTTACATGACTGAAAACGTAGTCCTATTAGGATTTAGAGGTTCTCAGTTCCTTGAAAGTGGTGCTGTATTCGCTCCGTACATTCCGTTAATCATGACTCCACTAGTATACGATCCAGACACATTCGTGCCAAGAAAAGGATTACTTACTAGATACGCTAAGAAGATGGTAAGACCAGAATTCTATGGTAAGATTGATATTGCTGGATTAAATACTCTATAATCGTTTGATTTAAGATTAATTCACAATGGATAAAATTAGCCCGAACTTATGTTCGGGCTTTTTTTTCTCATATTTATAATAAAACGACTTACATATGAATATACCAATATGGACAGGAACATCTAAGTTTGTAAGCGGATCTGGCGATACTGCCTTTGGGTTTTACGATGCTCAAGCAGACTTTCAAATAGATGCTGATAAAGTAGCTAACTTCTGTGCTAGAAGAATGGGCTATCCTTTAGTAGATATTGAATTACAATCAGGTTCTTTTTATACAGCTTTTGAAGAAGCAATTACCACATATGGTAATGAATTATATGCGTATAAAGTACGAGATAATCAATTATCTCTGGAAGGTGCTAGCACGGGTTCAAACTTAAATCACGCATTGATAACACCGAATTTTGAGCCAATAGTAAGATTAACTGAACAATATGGTGCCGAAGCAGGATCGGGAGGAAATGTACCTTGGTATTCAGGATCATTTACAACAACTGCAAGTCAACAAGATTATTCATTTTCAACTTTTATGACAGCTAGTGGATATACAGGTTCACAATATGATGCTGGTATTGAAGTAAAAAGAGTATTTTATGAACCACCATTCCCAGCATCAGCAAGATATTTAGACCCTTATGATGGATTTGGATTTGGAGGTGCAGTAGCAGCTGGTATTGTTGGATTTGGAGGATTTGGAATGGGATTAGGATATTTAATGGCTCCATTAAACTATGATTTACAAGTAATTCAACAAATTGAAATGAATGAAATGATTAGATTAAATAATTATTCATTTGAAATTCATAAAGATAAATTAAGAATATTCCCTATACCAACATTACAACAAGGATTAAAAGGAAATTCATTAATATCAGGTTCATCATTCACTTTCTCTACTACAACAGCTACATCAGCTGGAACTACAGCAGCTATAACAGGTTCAGCAACTACAGGATCAGGAGCAAGTTTTGTTATTACAGCAACAGGTGGTAATGTAACATCAGTAAAAGCAGTAGCTTCAGGTAGTGGATATGTTGAAAATAAAACAATAACAATTTCAAAAACAGATATTGATGCTGATGGTAATATAGGAACAGTAAATCAAGATATTACAGTAACAGTAGAAAATAGAAATTTAAATGTAATTTGTGCTGGTGGTAGAATTTGGTTCCAATATATTTTAAGAAATGAAAGAATAAATGAAGGTATCAAACAGAGACCAGATAAAATAACTAATGTATCAAATACACCATATTCAAATCCTAATTATGATCAAATTAATTCAATTGGTAGACAATGGATTTTTGAATACACATTAGCTATTACAAAAGAAATGTTAGGATATGTAAGAGGTAAATACTCAAGTATTCCTATTCCAAATGCGGAAGTAAATCTAAACCAAGGCGACTTAATATCAGCTGCAACAGCTGAAAAAGCAGCTTTAATAGATAGATTAAGAACTTATTTTGATGAAACATCAAGACAAGCATTATTAAACCGTAGGGCATCTGAAGCAGAATCAAAAATGATTGAGTTGCAACAAGTACCTTACACAATTTATATAGCATAATATGGCAATGTTTACAGGACAGAGAGATGTCTCTCTGGTTAACAGTTTAAATAGGGAACTATTAGGTAATATTATCACCCAACAAGCGGCATTATATCAATTTAAATTAGAAGAAACTAAAGTAAATATATATGGTGAAGCAGCAGGTGAAAAATATTATGATGGACCTTTCTTGTTTGATTGTTTAATAAATAGAACAAATCAACAATATGCTGAAAATGTAGAAGGGGTTCAATTTGGACAAAATATTGAATTTTATTTCTTTAGACCAGATTTAGTAGATGCTGATATAGTACCAAGAGTTGGTGATATTATTTTATATCAAACAGCATATTATGGAGTACAAAGTACAGTTGCAAACCAATATTTTGGAGGTAAAAACCCTGATTATCCAAATAATAATTCAGATGGAACTGCAAACCCACTAAACCCAGGATTAGAAAAATTTGGAGAAAATTTATCAATATTAGTATCAACTTATTATATACCTGCTGATAAAGTAGCTATTTCACCATATATAGAAAGATTTTAATGGCAACACCTAGAAAACCCATACCAAAGTCTCAAAGAAAATTAAGTATTGAGAAACAAGACGCATTCAAAGGAATTGAAGATAGAGGTGCAACGGGTAATCCTAATCTTTCTTCTGAATTAATAGATCCAAGACCAAATTATCAAGAAACAGGTATACCTTTTAATAGATCAACTAAATTAAGTTTTAAAGATGATGATACTAAACAATTTTCTGTTGGTATTAAAGATTTAGATGAAGCTGTATTTTATTATTTCCAAAATGTAATTAAACCATTTGTATATCAAAATGGTGAAAGAAGAGAAGTACCAGTAATATATGGTGCACCTGAAAGATGGAAATCATTTCAAAGAGATGGTTATTATAGAGATAAAGAAGGTGCTATTATGTTACCTATTATTGTAATTAAAAGAGATAGTATAGCTAAAGACAGAACAGTAGCAAATAAACTAGATGCTAATCAACCTAATTTATATGGTACTTTTTCTAAACATTATAGCTCTAAAAATTTCTATAGTCCATTTGGAGTATTAAATAACAGAAAACCTATAGAAACATTTGACGTTATAGCACAACCAGATTATGTAACACTAGAATATAGTTGTTTAGTACAAACTTATTACATGGAACAACTAAATAAAATAATTGAAGCATGTGAGTACGCATCTGATGCATATTGGGGTAATCCTGAAAGATTTCAATTCAGAGCATTTATAGATACTTTTACTACAGCAACAGAATTAACACTTAATGAAGATAGATTGGTTAAGGGTACTTTTAATATTAGATTACGTGGGTATATTATCCCAGATACTATACAAAAAGAACTAAATTCTGTAAAGAAATATAACTCTAAAGCTAAAGTTACTATAACTACTGAAGCAGTAAGTAATATAGAAACTGCAAATCAACCAACTCAAGATCCAACTTGGGATGGTAGAAAAAGAAGTTAACTTTAAGGAAATTAGTTAATATTTATAATAAATTAAACAATAAAATTATGTCAAATAAAAAGTTATCAGAAGAAGAAGTTTCAAAATTAAAAGATTTTCAAATTAAAAATAATGAAATCGTTGTAACGTTAGGATCTATTGCATTAAGAAGAGATGCATTAGAAAGACAGGAAGAAAGTGAATTAGAAAAGTTTCAAGTATTGCAACAAGAACAAAATAAATTTGCTCAAAAATTGCAAGAGGCCTATGGTGATGGTACTATCGACTTAGAAAAAGGAGAAATTGTACCAGCAGGATAGTTTTTTGAAATAGTTTCTAATATTTATAATAAAACAATATTAAATATAATATAAGACAATGGCAGAAACATTAATATCTCCAGGTGTATTAGCACGAGAAAATGATCAATCTTTTATTGGTTCTAGACCCGTTACTTTTGGTGGCGCAATAATTGGACCAGCAATACAAGGACCAGTTGGTATCCCAACAGCGGTTTCATCATATTCTCAATACGAAGCTATTTTTGGGGGCGCGATAGAAAGCGGATCTCAATATTACACATACTTAAATTCAGTATCAGCAAGAAATTATTTTGAACAAGGTGGTGAATCATTATTAGTAACTAGAGTTGTATCTGGTTCATTTACGGCTGCAAATACTTCAGGTAGTGCTACTACAATTATAGCAAACCAAAGTATTGAAGCAAGTACTGGTACTAGAACATCTTTTGAATTAGCAACCCTTTCAGAAGGAACGGTTATGAATTCTTACCAAGCTGCAGATTCAGCTGGTGGTACATTAGATAATGGTACTTCAAATAACTTAAGATGGGAAATTGCAGGATCTAATGGTTCATCTGGACAATTTTCATTATTAATTAGACGTGGTAATGATACAACAAACCAAAAAGCAATTCTAGAAACATATAACAATGTTTCACTTGACCCAACAGCTACAAATTATGTTTCAAAAGTAATTGGTGATATTTTCTTCACAGTAGCTCAAGATGGAACAGATTATTATGTTAAAGAAAATGGTAATTATCCAAACAGAAGTGCTTATGTAAGAGTAAAAAGTGTATTTTTACCTACACCACAATATTTTGATAATAATGGAACTGCAAAAGTAGCATTTACAGGAAGTTTACCAAAAATAGGATCTGGTTCATTTAACGGTGCAACAGGAGCAAACATTTATGGTAACACAGCATTGTTTAACGAAAATATATCAGCAACAAACATACAAGGTGTTAGTCCAAATGATTATACACAATCAATTAAATTATTAGGTAATAAAGATGCTTACCAATATAATGTACTAACAGCACCAGGATTAATTAAATCATTACACTCTGCACAAACTAATTTATTAGTTACAACAGCTCAAAATAGAACTGATTGTATAGCAGTAATTGATTTAGTACCAACAGGATCAACAGTAGGAACAGTAACATCACAAGCTTCATCATATGATACTTCATATGCAGCTACTTACTGGCCTTGGGTTCAATCAGTTGATGGAGGAACAGGACAAATAGTTTGGTCTCCAGCTTCAACATTTATACCAGGTGTATATGCATTTACAGATGCTTCTTCAGATCCATGGTTCGCACCAGCAGGTCTAATTAGAGGAGCTTTAGGTAGTGTAGTTAGAGCTGAAAGAAAATTAACATCTGGAAACAGAGATACATTATATGAAGCAAATGTTAACCCAATTGCAACATTCCCAGGAAGTGGAGTTGTAGTATTTGGTCAGAAAACATTACAGAAAAAAGCAAGTGCTTTAGATAGAGTAAATGTTAGAAGATTATTAATAGCATTAAAAAGCTTTATAGTACAAGTATCAGATAACTTAGTATTTGAACAAAATACAATAGCTACAAGAAATAGTTTCTTAAGCCAAGTTAATCCATACTTAGAGAGTGTACAACAAAGACAAGGATTATATGCATTTAAAGTAGTAATGGATGCAAGTAATAATACACCAGATGTTGTAGATAGAAATGAGCTAGTAGGACAAATTTACTTACAACCAACTAAAACAGCTGAATTCATTATATTAGATTTCAATGTTTTACCAACTGGAGCAACATTTCCATCATAAAAACTAAAAAATAGAATATTTATAATAAAATAATAAAATAAAAAAATGGCAGTATTAAACCCAAACGAAATATTTTTTACAGCATTTGAGCCAAAACAAAAGAATAGATTTGTTCTTTATGTAGACGGGATTCCATCATACCAAATTAAAGGAATGGGAGCTGTAACATTATCACAAGGTACAGTAGCCTTAAACCACATAAACGTTCAAAGGTTTGTAAAAGGTAAAACAACTTGGGGTACAATTCAAATGACGTTATTTGACCCAATTACACCATCAGGTGCTCAAGCATGTATGGAATGGGTAAGATTACATCATGAATCAGTAACAGGTAGAGACGGATATTCAGATTTCTATAAGAAAGATCTTACATTAGACATATTAGGTCCTGTAGGTGACATCGTATCTGAATGGATTATTAAAGGAGCATTAATTACAGAAGCGAATTTCGGCGATTATAGTTGGGATACTGAAAATGCTGCACAAGAAATCCAAATCACAGTTCAACCAGATTACTGTATATTAAATTTCTAAAATATTTTACAGATTTATTGAAAATAGCTTGGCTTCGGTCAAGCTTTTTTTTATATTGATATGTATAACTAGAAACACGTTACAAACAAAATAAAGATTATATGAGTGATTATAAATTTCCTACCGAAGAGGTAGAATTACCTTCGAAAGGATTAATATATCCCGAAACTTCTCCATTATCTAAAGGTGTCATTGAAATGAAATACATGACAGCTAAAGAAGAAGATATTTTAACAAATCAAGCATTTATTAAAAAAGGTATAGTATTAGATAAATTATTAAGATCATTAGTAGTTACTAAAGATGTTAATATAGATGATTTAATAGTAGGTGATAAAAATGCTATTTTAATTGCATCTAGATTATTAGGATATGGTGCTGAATATAAATTTAAATACAATGGTGAAGAACATACAGTAGATTTAAACCAATTAGATAATAAAGTAATTGATGAATCTAAATTTGTTAGAGGTAAAAATGAATTTGAATTTACTACCCCTACATCAAAAAATGTACTTACATATAGATTAATTACAGGAAGAGACGAAAAGGCTATTGATAGAGAAATAGCTGGATTAAAAAAAATCAATAAAGAAGGATCATTTGCTCTAACTACAAGATTAAAGTTTGCTATTATTGCCGTAGATGGTGATGATGATAAAAAAACAGTACGTGAATTTGTAGATAATGCTTTCCTTGCCAGAGACTCCAGGGCTTTTCGAGAACACATAAAACACACACAGCCTGACGTGGATATGAATATTGTTCTTGATAGCGGAGAGGAGGTAGAAGTCCCTATAGGACTTAGCTTTTTTTGGCCTGACTATTAATGCCGCACCCCAAGTAAGGTTAAATTTATTTTCCCAAATAAACCAAATAGTATTTCACGGTAAAGGTGGATATGATTATCATACTGTGTATAATATGCCTATATGGTTAAGAAATTATACATTTTCAGAAATTGATAAATGGTATACTAAAGAAAAAAAGGCACATGAAGATGCTGCTAAAGGAAAAGAAAAAACTACACTAGTAAATTCTGATGGTAAAGTAAACGCTCCTGCGTTTGCAAATGCTAGTAAACCCTATCAAGGTAAAAGTAGTTATAAATAGGTTTTTTTTTAAATATTTATAATAAAACCAATCATTAATGGCCTTATTCGATGATATAAATAAAGCTAACGCCGAGTTAGAAAAATTAAGGAAACAATACCAAGAAATAGAAGGTAAAGAAGCTCCTTTATTTGATGTTAAAAACATAGATGACGTTAATAAAGCTATTGACGTAATGAATAAGTCTTTAGATGAATCTAAAAGACGTGCTGAGGATTTAGAAAAAGGTTTCGGAGGTATTTACGAACAACTTAAAGGGATAACAGAAGAACTATCAAAATCCCAATCACCACAAAAAATTATAACAAAAGAGTTTAATTCTCAAACTCGAATAGTAAGAAAACTAAAAGATGATCAACAAGGGATAAATAAATTATCCTTAAAGGAACTTCAAACATTAAAATCTAAACAAGCTTCATCAAAAGATTTAATTAACACAGAAGGTAAAAGATTAGTTGAAGCTAATAGAATGAAAACCCTTGAAGGGGAATCATTAGAGGCTGCACTTAAACGTAAGCTAGCAGCTGGTAAAATAACAGAAGAAGAAGCTGCAATAATTAGAGGTTATAAAGAAGGATTTTCAGTATTAGATGATATTGAAGGTAAGTTGGATCAAAGAATTGCTAAAGAAAAAAACATTCAAGATGCTTTAGGTGTTACTGGTGGTATACTTAATGGGGTAAAAGGTGCTTTACAAGGTGCAGGATTTGGTGGTTTAGCAGGTGTATTAAATCTAGATGAGGCCAATAAGGCAATGGAAGAAACAGCTGAGAAACTTGGTATCAGTGATACAAAAGCAGCTTCATTTGGAGATAAATTAAAAATAGCAACTGCTGGAGCTGGAGCATTAGGAAAAGGATTAATGACAGCATTAACAGACCCAGCATCTGCAATGGCTTTCCTTTCAAAAGGTTTAATGGATGCCTTTAAACATATTGATGCTGATACAGCAGGTATAGCTAAAAATATGAATATGTCTTATAGTGAGGCATTAAAGGTTACAAAAGAATTAAAAACCCAAGCATTAGAATCAGGAGACGTTTTTGTTACTACAGCAGGAATGGTCGAAACTATGGGAGCTGTAAATGCAGCACTAGGAACTTCAGTTAAACTATCCAAAGAACAAGCTACAGAGTTTACCTCAATGAGGGAACAAGCTGGTTTCACCAATGAAGAATTAATTGGTATACAAGCACTTTCTACAACTACAGGAAAGGGCATGAAAGAAATTACAGGTGAATTCATGGCTCAAGCTAGATTAAAAGGGCAAGAATTAGGTGTAGCATTAAATGAAAAAGATTTATTAAAAGAAATACAAAATGTATCAGCAGCTACAACATTA